ATTTGTTTTTTATCCTTTAGTGTATCACAATAAACCCATACCTTACCTGGTGAGCATAAAACTTTGTCTTGCATAATATCGAAGATTATACCCGTCTTTTGATTACCATCTAAAATTTGTAATACTCTAAAAACATCATTTCTTATTTCCTTACTCAATTCTATCTTATCGTCTTCTGTGTGTAAGTCATCTGACCAACCTTTAGTATCTACAAAGTGAAAATGACCTATTATTAAGTTTTGCATCATTTTAAGAAACAAATCTGATTTATCTTTTTCAGTCCAAAGATTTCGTTTTCTTTGTTTTTTTAATTTATAATCAAATTTTTTCATCTTTTCTTGGTCAAAAACACGATTAGTATCCATTGTTACTACTAATTGAGGTAAATTTTTATTTTGGTATGTCATAATATAATCCTTATTTCTAATTAACAATCATCTTTTATATCAGTGTTTTCTAATAACTTACACTTATATTTTTCATCTACTATATTTCTACCTTTAGCAGTCACAACTTTCAAAATGTTAGGTAGTTTAGTCTGCACTTTGTTTAGAGTATCAATTGACGTTGAATGTAAAACTCTATACAGTTCGTTTGAATGAGAGTCTTTTACTGTGAGATAACATAGTAATACAACACCTAACACAAATAGTATTTTTGATACAGTGTTCATTCGGCATTCTCTTTTGCATACTGTTTTAATTCTTTTACATCTTTAAAGTTTTTTCTACTTAACTTATCTAAAAAATTCCAGATACTAGACCAAGAATCTTTTACATTCATAACGTCTGCATTCACACCACCAAACTTATAGATAAAATCATCTACGTTATCTATAGCAGTCATTAAATCATCTAACTTTTCTCTTAATTGAATTGTTTCACTATCTGTCATAATATTTCCTTTCGAATCAGTATACTATTATAATAACACATTTATGGTAAAAGTCAAGAAAAAAGTCCTAATTAAAGATAATTAGGACCAGTCCAAGAACTACCAAAGTTACCAGACAAGACGTTTCCTCTTGCTTTATTTCTTGCTGGACCTCTCCAACCTGCCGCCATGAGTATATCACCCACTTGAAACTTCTTATCATTCTCACTAGCAACGATAAAACCCCACACGGATTGTTGACCGTTACTCATATCATTTATAATTTTGATGTATTTTTGACCTTTTTTGACCTTGAAACCAAGACCATTTTCGATTTGATTAGCACTATAATCACTAATTTTTCTAGTGCCGTTTCGTGTTGACCATCTCTCATAGTCATCTATACAATGTTTAATTAGGTTGTTAATACCAGTGTCTAGTTGTTTATCAATGTTTGTCATATTTTTTCCTTTCATTATTATTTCGAATCAGTATACTATTATAATAGCAGATTCTACATAAAAGTCAAGTAAAATATGGGTCTACAGTTGAATTAGGGTCTTCTATTTTTTGTATGTCTTTGATTTCAGGTATATAATGTTGTAATAATTGTAAAATACCTTGTTGTAGAGTATAGTCTGATGATGCACAACCACTACAAGCACCACTCATAAACATAGTTGCTACACCATCTTCATATTTCTCTAAAGTAACTACACCACCATGCATTTCCACTGCTGGTTGTACCTGTCTTTTTATTATATCGTTTATATCTCTTATTATTTCTTCATCTGTTCTCATTAATCCATCCATTTACCATCTTTTATCAAGTGTGTAAATCTATGTTTTAATACTGTAAGAAATAATAATGTTAAGTTACTGTGTTCGTATGAACCACCAGGAACCTCTAATTTGTATCTAGTTAATTTTTTCATTAAATACCCCACAAAT